GGCGAAGTTCTGTGCATGTTGGTACGGATGGGCCGAGTTGACGCCTGGTCATACTCCAAGGACTTGGCCGGTTCGAGTGGGAATTAAATCACCAAACGACTGAGCGGCTCTTTGCTCAATTTATGGCGCGAAAACGTGCAGAGAAAGGACTCCTTTCGGACGATCAGCTGCACACGCGCTTACCTCGCCGGACAACTCAAAGAGCAGAATCCAGCGGACAAACAAGCAAAACAACAAAGTGAACAAACACAACGCACACCACACACACACAACGCTGGCACTTAATACACTGGAACAGCTTCGACAGCTACAGTCACAAAGGAAGTGATATCTAAAGTGGTCAAATTAACATAAATAAATAATGTTCCAGTGGGGTTGAATAGCGGAGCAGCATAAACTACAACCTGCTCAAAATCATGGCAACGCAACCCTAAGTAGCTGGCAGGAGTCACACTAAACCCAGTGCCGATATAGTGTGGTTGAATGACGTTGTTTGTGATAGCATACGCAGGAATGGCACTAGACCCAACGATGAACGGTGAACCTGCGTAGAACGGGGAGATGTCGAGCCCATCAAAGACCCCGGCTACGAGTCCACCACTAACGTACACATTGGGAACGGCGTTGTTCTGGGACACACACCCAATAATAGAAATACAGTAGGACCCTGGAACTAACGCCATGTTGGCATAAGTCTTAAAGCTGCTAGTGGTGCTAAAGCCGTAATTACCTACCACTGAATAGGAACGAGCATCGCGCTTGCGCGCGTTACACACGGAAAAAGACAGGGCTTTAGGCAACATGAAAACCAGTAGCAAAAGAAATATGGCTTGCTTAAACATTGTGGAGGAGGGTTGTTGAGAAAGATTACAAACCTGCTACCACACGAGCGATAGGCCCAATAGCATGGGCATATCCAGGAAACAGCATGGAGAGAGCCGCGCCAATCTTGGTGGCGTGTGCACGAATGCTCCCCCCGATTCCAGAGAGGAACCTACCCAACTTTGCCAAGTGGGTGGGGTTCTCATAGAATTGTACCGAAGGTCGAACTATATCCAGTGCATCGTTTGTTTGCTGAATTGTCACCCTGCCCGTAGTAGCATCCCACCATTGGTCTGAAGTCGAAAATTCAACCCCAAGGGTGAGATGCAGGAAAAAGTTTAGCCCAGGGTTGCCGGTTGAAGAGTCAGCCACGGCGGTCACCGCTATGAACCGACAGTCATTCAACGGGTACCCTATGTTCTTGGGCGTAGAGCTAGC